AATAACTATATCTTCATTATACTCATTTTGGGTTGCTACAATTTTTGTCTTTAGGCTATAGGCATATGATGAGAAAATAGATGCATTCCCATGCAATGTACAAAGCAAATTTTTATCTTCATCGAATATATATAAATCATTAAAGAAGTTATCAAATTGAATGGACATTTTGATATATTATTTACAAACTATTTTTTTTAGCCAATTAGACAATTTTATTTCTTTACCATCTGCTATAATTGTGTTGGAACCTGTCCCATCACTAAAACCTTCATATTTTCTCCACCATATTTTTCTGTTTTTTGATTGGACTAAAAATCGTACCTTTGATCTTTTTTCACCAAGAAATTTACCAGCATATATGTATGTAAGTGGTTCATCTAGTTCTATCAAAATCTTTTGTATTTTATCGTAGTTATTTCTTTGATTTTTAAAATCATAGTTTTCTATAGGACCTTCATATTGAAATAGAGGTGAGTCGTGAGCTGGATTTATTATTTTGTATTTTGGAGTAATGTAAATATATCTTCCTGTTGGACTTAAATAATCATTCATTATTTAAGTAATGTTATAATTTTTTAAATTACATTGCGGCTGGACCACCTGTTGCAAAGCCTTTTAGTGAATAATTTATTTTTTTCTCATACTCTTTTATTCTTTCTTTATATATTTTATCAATTTCTTTTTTTGTAGGTGTTCTTCTTTCTTTATTTTCTATTTCTTTTTTGATATGATCCTTTGCTACTTGAACTAAATTGCTAATTCTTTTTTTAGCTAACTCGTCTTGATAAATTTTGTTAGGCATCTATATATTATAAAAGATTATATTTTCTTGATAACCACATAAGTTGCAAAGTTGAAATGATCAACAGCATCTTTTTCAGTGGTGAGACCGCAAGAAGACATATCATCCATCTTGTACCAGTTCCTATTGTATTTAAGGAAGGTGAGGTAATGAATAGATGGGTTGGCTACGAATGCGACAACTTCCTTACCATTGAATGAGCTCAACTCGAGTGGTGTTTTAGCCACTTCCTGTGGAATCTCTTCATTGGCAATGGCAATACCAAAGTATTTGTGGGATGAATTATTGGGAACCAAATCAAGTAGTGATGCAAGATAAGGGGTTACCTTTCCAGTGTCATCTAAGTAATGCGGACAATCGACGTTTTCAACATCTTTGAGGGCTTCTTGAAGAGGGTTGTATATTTGCGGTAAATCTACAGCAAATTTGAACCATTCTCGAAATCCATTGAAGCTATTGATAACTTCTTTGTTCGCTTTGGTTTTCCTGTATATTGTCATCGCAGCACGCATCAATTGATGTTGCCTTGTGTCATTTGCGACGTAGAATGATTGTCTATGATCTTTGTCAAAGAGAAGAAAAATTGCAAGATATGCAGTGGAAGATCCAGCGCAAAAGCAAGCAGCGTTCCTTAACTGTGGAAAAAGTGACAGGAAGGAATTAACCTCAAAAGCATTATTTACTCTTGAATAATTATCCTTGATAGTGACATCAACCTTTTTAACAACTGTTTCCTCGGTGGTTTCATCAAGTGGTACTCGACTATCAAGAGGAGCACTTAATCCACCAAGATTATTTGGTTGCTCTTGGGATAGTTCAACTGGCTCATTGGAGTCAAGCTCATCGCTGCTGATAACAGGTGCGGGATTGACTAAACCATTCCTCTTCTCTCTTTCTGCAAATTCATAAATGTTCTGCATGAGAATACGAGTAAACTCGCTGTGAAGTTCAGTTGCTGCTTTGTTATTGAAAGAACATTGCAACACATCTCCTCTAGGAAAGGGAATTATTTTCTTAGGGTCCTTCCCCCAAGACGTCCTCGCCTCTTCGATTGCTTTCTCTGGATTTAATGGGTCCAGTTGAATGGCGATGCATGCGAGAATAGCCGACGTAAGTGTTGAGAATCCAAAGGCGTGGATGTCAGAGTTGATAATGTTAATGCTGACAAAGAAAGGTTTCAAGAACTCAATCAATTTTGATTGGATAGAACTGGGAGTGTAAGGGGTGGGGCAAATGATATAGCCAAACTTTTGATACAAACTAGTATTTTGTTTGACTCTAACGAAAAGTCCAACCCAGTAATCCGGCTCTACCTCAATGAATGAGTAGAAGTACTTTCTTCCAGAGACATATACCTTGACAATGGCACCTGGGATGCTTTGAAAGTGGCATCTATATTCACCGCTTAAATCGAACATTTGACCATAATCCAGGTCAGGTTGATCGCAGTATATCCTAGAGGATTCAATTGTCACGAGTTCATTCTCGATCTTTTTGTTCATGTTAAGAGGGGATTGCCCCTCATAAATCTTTCCAAAAACACCGGGACGAATTTTGTGACACTTCAAACAAGCATTTCTTCCATCAAGTGGCTCCTCGCAAACGTAGCAAGTATTTTTTCCATTGATGAAATCCAGGCAGGATTGGCATAGTTTGCCTTTTGTTACAGCACCATTGCATCTATGGCAAAAGTGCTTTGGCTCAATGATAGAGCTCTTTTTAGACTTATTCAAAGCCTTATGTGAGAAACAACTCAAACAAGATGGAAACTTCATAGTTCCAATATTAAAATGTGATTAGAGAAATTCACCATCAATTTTTTCTTGATCGAAGATCAAGAAAAAATGTGAGTATCTTACTAATGGACCTTTGGGTCCATTAGTGATATCAATAAAAAATTGATACTAGAATTTCCAAACCCACCAAGTAACAAAATGAAATTACCTTCGTGTTTGAGTTGTTTTTCTCTCAAGGCTTTACGTAAGTCTAAAAAAGGTGTTCCAACAGAGGTTCCCAAAGAATGTGAAAGATGTCTGGGTATTTTTTCAACACCTGGATTTATCTGTCCCAACTGCACCAAAACAATGTTTATGAAAAGATGTGCTTCTTGCAATGATTTTGTTCATGAAAGAAAGCACTGTGTTAGGTGCACGGATAAATATCCAGAACTTGCTAAAAATAAGAATACATCTTCTCATTTTGAAGAAGCCAATAATAATTTGCTCCTTGTAAATGCTGCATATAAATACTTCGTCAATCCAACATACGATTTTGGAGAGTGCTTCGACTTAAAAGGTGAATACTTGAAGAATATTCGAGTTATCCCTAAGCACGTTGAAGAAGCCTTTGCTAAAAACAAAAAATATTGCTTTTATTTCATTGAAGCAGAACCCAACTATTGGATTTTGTCCTTTGTTAGATTGAACGATAATGGAACTTGTCATTGCTATTTTATTTGTCCAGGGAATTATATCCCACAAACATTGCATAATTACATTCTTCCAAGAGTAAATCCTTACTTTAGTACATTCAATCGAATTGATATAATCAATGCAGGAATTCATGCGTTTGGTTTCCCAACTCTTCTAGCATCCATACTTACAGCTATTGGTGTAACAATGGATTTATCCAATCCAGATAATGCATTGTCTAGATCTAGAGCCTGCTGGGTAGTTCATCCTGAATGCCCTTTTCCTGTCCCTGGATATGATCCTTTAAAAGGTGATGTCCTGGATGATGATAAGATTAGGAAACTATTGTCTGCTTTCTCAAGAATTCTAATGAAAAATGATAGAGAAATCGCTAGAAATATGGATTCGAGTGAAGAGATTCAAGTACCAATTGAAAGAAATGACGAAGTCAAAGAATATTTGGAAGAAATTATTTCTAAAATTGAACAAGAGCAGGTTGCTGAATCTAATGTTGAAAAAGTATCTATACCAAATTATAATGGTCCCTGGATACGAGTAGTCCCAGCATCTACTTTTTTCCCTAAATCAATCAATGAAGATGATTGGGTTCACGTAGAAGTTGAAGCTACTCCACAAGTTGAAGAAGAAGTATCTCAACCTGTTGAAAAAGAAGCGGAACCACAAGTTGAAGAAGAAGTATCTCAACCAGTTCAAGAAGAAATTACTCCTCCAGTTTGCTTAGCTCTTATTCCTTATCAAAGAAGAACTATTATTTTGAGACCAGTTAAGTTAGAGCCAAAATTTCAAGGTGCAAGGCAAAATATGTTTGAAATAAATGCAATTATTTTTGCGATGCTATTTTTGCAATTCATTTTCGATATTGATATCGAGATGCCACGATAAAAATTATAAAAAATTGGATAGTTGCGTGAAACGCAAATTGATAGAGAATCGGGACCATAGTCCCGATTCAATCTAGTCATTTTTTTGATTTTCGAAGAAAATCAAAAAAATTGATGACAAGTTGTGACCATAGTCACAACGTAGTCAGTCGATTTTTTTGATTTTCGAAGAAAATCAAAAAAATTGATATCACTAATGGACCCAAAGGTCCATTAGTAAGATACTCACATTTTTTCTTGATCTTTGATCAAGAAAAAATTGATACTATAATTCTCATTTTATTTTATAAAAAAATGGAATCAAATTTAAAAATTGCAATACCTATCCCAGTTAAATTCAATAGTTTTGAAGATTTGGGAGAATCAATTACTCCCCCTTTGAGTAGGGAAAATCCTCATTTGAATCTTGAGGAAAGTGTCATTGAATTAGACAAAAATATGGATCCTAATTTTGGAATACAAAGTATCCCCTATTATCATGCTAGTTTCCAAATTCTTAATAGAATTTTCACAGAGTGCGAAGATGTTGACATAAAAAAATATGCCAATAATATTATCTACAAGATTATCTTCTTCCTTGAAAGAACCCCTGACCCAATCATGATTCAATTCTCAATTGAATTTGCCTTTTCAAGGTCTATCTACTTTGTGAATCCTTTTTGGTTCTCTGGAATAGTTAATCCAATTTCCAAATTGGCTCCTTACAATAAAATTCTTTTTGGTCGCCCTGATTTTATTAGAACTATCAAAACATATAGAGAATTTTTTGATGATAAGGGACCAGTCCCTTCATTTGCGATGAGTCTCTATTGTGGATATCTAATGAATATGCCGTTAGTGAACGATGCTTTGGTATATTTTGAGGATAGCAAATTCTTTTTTCTCCCAATGGTTGAAATTATTCTAAAAAATAAAAATTCAATGGGAGAATATGTTGATAAGCTTGTTAATACTCTTATCTTTATGAAGAGTCTAAGGAATTCAAGAATTTATGGAAATTTTTTTAGAGAAGCACTATCCCCTCTCTTAGATGTAGTCACTCGTCAAAATGCGATTCTTCTTCGTTCATTGTAGATTCGTGCAAAAATTAAACTTATAATATTAGATTTCTTATGAAAACAATTTTAGTAACTGGAGGGACTGGTTTTTTAGGAAGTCATCTTTGTGAAAAATTATTAGAATTAAATAATTATGTAATATGTGTTGATAATAATTTTACAGGAAATCTTGGAAATATTGCTCATTTAAGATCCAATCCTAATTTTGAATTTATAAGACACGATGTAACAAAAGATTTATTCCTTGAGGTTGATGAAATATACCACTTAGCTTGTCCAGCTTCTCCAAAAGATTACCAATATAATTCTATAAAAACAATCAAAACTAATATTTTGGGAACATTAAATATGCTTGGATTAGCAAAAAGAACAAAAGCAAAAATCTTATTAACTTCGACATCCGAGATATATGGGGACCCAAAAGAATCTCCTCAAAGAGAGGAATATTGGGGGAATGTTAATCCTATTGGAATAAGAAGTTGCTACGATGAAGGTAAGAGATTAGCAGAGACATTAATGATGGAGTATAATCGTAACTGTGATGTTGATACTAGAATAGTAAGAATATTTAATACATATGGACCACGTTTAAACAAAAACGATGGAAGAGTGATAAGTAATTTCATTGTACAAGCATTAGAGGGTAGCCCAATAACTGTATATGGAGATGGTAATCAGACTAGGAGTTTTTGCTACGTGGATGATCAAATCGATGGACTCATAAAATTAATGAATAGTAATTATTCATTACCAGTCAATATAGGAAATCCACACGAAATAACTATCAAAGAAATCGCAGAGATGGTGATTAAATTAACAAATTCGCAATCGCAAATTATATATAAAGAATTACCTAAAGATGATCCAACGAGAAGAAATCCGGACATTACTAAGGCAAGAGAGATTCTAAAATGGGAACCTAAGGTTGGATTGGAAGAGGGGCTAAAAAAAACGATTGAATATTTTACAGATTTGCAATCGAAGAGTGAAAATGAGTAGAAATTATAAACTTGAGTAAGAATAGATAGTATAATTTGTAAATTGAAATAACGATTATCTTTGTATAAATCTTTTGTTTGTTCATCATACAATATTGAATACCAATAGAATTTTTCATTTTCAAAGCACATTATGTTAAAATTATTTGCTACCTCAATGATAAAATTAATCTTATTTCTTCGTGCTCGAAGAATTACATTTATTTCATTGTAGTGAACAATAAAGTCACAAAATATTCTTCCCTGTCGAAAATTATCCGATAATTCTTCCCATAGTTGTATTGCTTTTTCTTCAATATATCCAATGAATTGATTTAATTTTAATGTCGCATCTAATCCTAATAATAAAGCAGACAAACTTATTTGTTGATATTTGTTTTTATGTTTTATATGAATAGTATCTTTGAAACTATTTATAGATAATGTAAATTTATCGATATAAATTACTTGATTGAATACTGTGTGTGCGACAAGAGATAATTCTCTCCAATGGCGGGGTGGTTTAAAATCAGCAATTTCTACACCATCATCCTGCATTTATTATTAATTAAATTATCAACTAAAATATTCAATTTTTTTTACAACATATGTAATATGTGAAACTGGAGAGCAAGTGTAAGGGGAAACCTAATAGCAAAATTTAAATATAATGATGGATATGCTTTGTAAAATCCCTTTATCCCATCGTTTTTCCAGATATTTTTTACAACTTCTCTTAAAGAATTGTTCGAGTTATGAAGAATTTGGTGCGTATGTTTCGCTCGAATCACGTCAAAAGGACTACAAATAAGAGTTGCTGGTATGTTTAATGCACTCCCAATCAAAAAATTTTCCAAAAAATTTGGTTTTTCATTGCCATGTGTTATATTTTTCACAATGAAATATCCTCCTAAAATACCTGATGTGTATGTCGCATTACGTAAAGCCATTGGAACCATAAGCGGTCCAAAATTTTTCCTCATTAAAGTTGCATAATCTATCTTATCATTTTTCAAATTCATTTGTCGAAATGCCTGCATAGCTAAGATTGGACCCAAAAATGCTCCATCAACTAAACCTGCTCCAAACGCGGCAACTGGTTTCAAATGTAAAGCATCATCCATTAAACTATTAAAATTATGAAACGCAAAATATTTTATTGCCATTTGTGGTGCAATACTGGATAATCCTATTAGACCTCCTCTAAATAATATTTTAGTTCCATTGGATTGGACATCTTTATAAATTTGAGACATTGTTTTATTTGTTTGAAGATGTTGCTTAACGTAATCGATTGGGAGAGTAGTAGTGAATCCAATTGCTCCAGCAGAGGCACCAGATATTAAAGCTTTCGCATTTTCTGACAGCATAATTAAACAAACAAATTTAATTTTTATTATAAGTGGTATGTATCCAAAAAAAGGATACTCCCATCTTAGGCTAGAAAATAGATTTTACCCTATTTTCCACTCAGAAATTTTTAATTCTGAACGGAGTTGCGAAAATACATTAATTTTACCTTAATAAAAAAATAAAAATAAGTTAACCTATTACGGGATAACTTATTGCTTTATCAATGCTACTTTTGTCAAAAAGTCTACCTAGTAAAAGGGACTAGAAGATATTACACCGTCCGAAAAGAAAAATGAGACAAAACATCATTATTTTCAGTGATGTAAAAGCACCTAAAAGGCTTGTTTCCACTT